CCTTGCCAGCCCAAATTCGCAATCGTTTCCAAAACGATCCTTCTAATCTCATCGAATTTCTCGATGATCCAAGAAATAAAGCCGAGGCTGAAAGCCTGGGCTTATTAAATATTAGCTCTACGGCTAATTCCGAGCCTGCGAAAGCAGCCGAAAAACCAGTCACCGAGCCCTCAGAATGAGGGCAGCACAGTTACCTTACTTGATGTAACTGTGCTAGGTGACACAAATCACCTAAAAAACACGATAAACGAGGACAAAAATGTATAGAACAAAAGTTAATAAATCAAAGTCCGCTAGGACTTTCCGTAAACAAGCCGGTAAAACGGCTTACGCAAACATTAAGACCAACCCAATGCGGGGCGGAATTCGACTTTAAACCTCGTTAAGGACCACCTCACATGGCCTGTTATCACCCACTGACCGCTTACCTAAGTGGACACCAAACCAATTCATCTCAAAAAGGGGTATCAACCCCTTTTTCTGATGGAAAAAAAGGAGGCAAGTCCTTTAGGCGAGTCTCCTTTAAGGAAACTGACGAACATGATCGTCAGATTTCCCTCTCCTGCGGCCAATGTATTGGCTGCAGGCTAGAACGCTCACGCCAGTGGGCAATGCGCTGCATGCATGAAGCGCAATTACACGAAAACAATTGTTTTATAACCCTCACTTATGACGACAAACATTATCCAGAAAACGGAAGCCTCATCAAAAATGACTTCCAAAAATTCATCAAAAAATTACGCCAACATATCTGGCGTAAATACTCTGCAAAATTACGTTACTACATGGCTGGAGAGTACGGCACAAATTTCGGCCGACCTCACTTCCACGCCTGTATCTTCGGATACGATTTTCATGATAAGAAATTACTCCAAAGGACTTCCTCTGGTTCTGTCATATATCGATCCCAAGAGCTTGAAGAGCTCTGGACATCTGGTTATTCCTCCATTGGAGACGTTACATTCGAGTCAGCTGCTTACGTTGCTCGATACATTATGCAAAAACAAACTGGCAAAGTAGACCCAAATCATTACACCTACTGTGACCTTCAAACAGGCGAACTCATTAAATTAGAACCTGAATACAACACTATGAGTCTTAAGCCAGGCATAGGCACAGGATGGTATAAAAAGTATAAAAACGACGTCTACCCTCACGATTTCGTAGAAATGCGTGGAAAAAAACTAAAACCTCCAAAATATTATGATCAACTTTATGCTAAGGAAAACCCTTACGAATACGATCAAATACTTTACACAAGAGAAAAACAAGCTAAACTACGACCTGAAGAACATAGCTATGAACGCCTGCTCGTCAAAGAAACGGTAACAAAAGCCAAACTTCAAAAACTTAAACGAAAACTCACATAAGGAAAAAACCTCATGAAACAAATCATATGTACCGTTAAAGATCGAGCCGCAGACGCTTACGGCCGTCCGATGTTCGTACCCTCAGCAGGAGTAGCAATCCGTTCTTTCTCTGATGAAATCAACCGTAATAATGCTGATAATCAGCTTTTCAACCACCCCGACGACTTCGACCTATACGAACTGGGCGAGTTCGACGATAACAGTGGATTATTCGCTTTACATGAACAACCAAAACTATTATCGTTAGGTAAACAGGTAAAAATATCCTAACTTAACCACCTTGAGGAAGAGCGGGGCGCAGCCCCACCTTCTTCCTAAGGACACTACCAAGGAAAACAATGCACCGCAATCGCTCCGTAAATACACACCAGTTCGCAATGGTGCCTCGCGCAGATATTCCACGATCGAAATTCGACGTGCAAAGCGCACATAAAACTACACTCGATTCGGGCTATCTTGTACCCGTCTATGTGAACGAAGTTCTTCCGGGAGACACGTTCAACTTCAAAATGACAGCCTTCGCACGAATGGCTACTCCTATTTATCCAATCATGGATAACATGAAACTGGATAGTTTCTTCTTCTTCGTTCCCAACCGCTTAATCTGGAATAATTGGCAAAAATTTATGGGGGAACAAGATAACCCAGGCGATAGTACTTCGTACATTTGCCCAACAACCACAAGCCCAGAAGGCGGTTACGAAGTAAACAGCCTTCAAGATTATATGGGCTTACCAACCGTAGGCCAAATTCCGGGTACTGCTAAAGTAACCCATTCATCATTCTGGCCACGAGCATACTCATTGATTTGGAACGAATGGTTTCGTGATCAAAATCTGCAAGACTCGGTCGTAGTCGATAAAGACGATGGACCTGATAATCCTGCAGACTACACACTCTTACGCCGTGGCAAACGCCACGACTACTTTACATCTGCACTTCCATGGCCGCAGAAAGGCGAAAGCGTTACATTACCTTTAGGTACATCTGCACCAGTATTAACAACTACAACACGTCAAGCATTTGGCGTACAAGACGCTATGCAAATGGCTGACGTTGCTACTGGCAATTACTTTGGGACTTCCCTTGTAATGGCTACAAATCAAACATCTGGAGCAGTATTTGCTACCGGTACGGCAGCAACAACTGCAACAGGATCTTTATATCCTACAAATTTATATGCTGATCTCTCTGAAGCTACTGCTGCAACAATTAATCAATTACGCCAAGCATTTCAGATTCAAAAACTTTTGGAACGAGACGCTAGGGGCGGTACTCGATACACTGAAATTATTCGTGCTCATTTTGGCGTTGTCAGCCCTGATGCTCGTCTTCAACGTCCGGAGTATCTCGGCGGAGGATCGACCGATATCAATATCAATCCGATCGCTCAAACAAGCAGCTCTACTGTTACTGGATCGTCTACCCCTATGGGTACACTTGCTGCTATGGGTACTGCCCTGGCTCATAATCATGGATTTACTCAATCGTTTACTGAGCACGGTGTAATTATCGGATTAGTATCCGTCCGTGCAGACCTTACTTACCAACAAGGTTTACCACGTATGTGGAGTCGTTCAACACGATATGACTTCTACTTCCCAGCCTTTGCGCATTTAGGAGAGCAGGCCGTCCTAAACAAAGAAATCTACGTTCAGGGCGAAGCCTCTGATAATGACGTCTTTGGCTATCAAGAACGCTGGGCTGAGTATCGTTACAAACCAAGCCAGATCTCTGGCTTATTCAAATCAACTTCTGCCGGAACTCTTGACGGTTGGCATTTAGCCCAGAAGTTCAATACACTTCCTACACTCAATGAGACATTTATTGAAGATCGTCCACCATTAGAGCGAGCACTTGCAGTAGGCGAAGCAGCTAATGGACAACAATTCCTTTTTGACTCGTTCTTCGATGTCAAAATGGCTCGACCAATGCCAATGTACTCCGTACCTGGCTTAATAGATCATTTCTAATGGTCTGGGGAGCCATAGCCGCAGCAGCTGCACCGGCTGCCCTCGATATGATCGGGGGCATGATCGGTAATACTGCGAGCGCAAATCAAGCTGCAGCAAATCGTGACTTTCAGGCACGACAATCAACGGAGCAAATGGCGTTTCAAGAACGCATGCGAGCAACTCAATATCAAACGACCGTTGCCGACTTAAAAGCGGCCGGCCTGAATCCTATGCTTGCATACTCACAAGGTGGTGCAGGCACTCCTACTGGAGCAATGGGAGCAGGCTCCCAGGCTGCACAATCAAATCCTTTGCAAGGCGCAGGCAATTCTGCCAGAGAAGGCGCACTTGCATACCAACAATATCAAAACCTTAATGCTCAACGAGATGCTATTAAGGCTCAAACATCTAAAGACAATACTCAATCTACAGTTAATACTGCGGAAGCAGTTAAAAAGATTGAAGAAACCGTTAGCGAAATACAAAAGCAAGGCGGGTATTCGCAATACGGAAAACAAATCGAGAAAGTTATTGATAACTTGATCGCTCAAACAAATAATTACGCAGCTACTAGCGCACAGGCGCAAGCTACTGCAGCTAATCTGGCTGAACAAACAAGATTAGCAACTGTGGGCGATAAGCCCTCAGATCCATCGTTGTATAGAGACGTCCGTAAGGGCGCAATTTATACATACGAACAACTTAAAAAATATCCAAAACTGTTCAGTCCACAACTGAACCCTTTTTCTAAAGGCAAAAAATGAAAACTAAAGACCTACCAGCAGCACCTGTGTTTATCCGAACACAATTTAACTACGATCACAATGCTGCCTCTAATGCGTCCGGGCTGGTTTGTGAGGAACCCACCCGGGCGCAGCAGCACCATCGTGAAGAGTGCGACATAAACGTAATCTTAGAAAGATTCGGAAAAACAGGGCAAATGCCCGTAAACGCGATTAGCGGTACTTATGGCGACTTTTCAGGAGTCCATGACTACCACACTGCTCTTAACGCTTTAATCGCCTCAGAAAGCGAATTTGCTGCCTTGCCAGCCCAAATTCGCAATCGTTTCCAAAACGATCCTTCTAATCTCATCGAATTTCTCGATGATCCAAGAAATAAAGCCGAGGCTGAAAGCCTGGGCTTATTAAATATTAGC